CTGGGCACACTCACGATTTGCTTTTATAGTATCTCCAATATTTACTACTTCCCTTACACTTTTTTTTAAATTTGATAACATCTGAAAGTTGACTGGCACTCCAGGTGGCTGCGATTGTTTATTCGCCACTCTAGGTGCCACACTTCCGTGTGCATCAGTGTTTTTATTTAAATTTACAAAATCTGCTGTAGCAAGAGATACACGTTGAATTCTCATTCGTGATAACTATTGGAAAGTACACCATAAAATCATCTCCAACTGCATGCGTAAGGGTAGATATCGGTATATTAACTGGTGTATTTGTCGTAGGACTCCACATATACGTGACATCCAATGTTGGCCATCCTGTATTATAATCCGAGTTTCCTTGTATATTACCCACCATAGGGTACATCCTATAATATGGTATTTCAACTATTTTTTGTTGTTGCACTCCAGGATGCCACATAACTGCTCCTCTATAAATTGCACTAGGGTTTTCATTACCAAATGTCGGTCCACTAATTGGTGGTTGTACAGCTGGATTTGCGGTATCATCATAACGTGGATGAGCAAATGCCAACACATTTTCTGATACTCCAAAATTAGAAATTATATTAAATCTATTAGTACCTGAACTGGCCAAATACGTGCATAATATATTATAATGCTCTCTGCCACAAAATGCTGGTACTTCCCATAAAATATTGAAAGTACCAAATGCGGATAGAACAGCATTTAAAGCACCAGAATTCACAAAAGTGAATCTTCGCATCATTGATAACACATTATCATGTTTAGTAATAATAAAACCTGGTTTATCACTTGTTTCCTTCTTATATGCTATTTGAGTTGTTGTTTCACCTGTTGCAGTATCTGAGGGAGCTTCGTTACTTTGTAAGGTAACCTCTACTCCTGCTTGTCTCTTAATTGCCATGTGCACGTCAATAGCTTGTATCCATATGGAAAATTTCACACTTTGAGGTGCTGCAGTTGGACAACGCAACACATTCCAAACCATTACTTGAATATCCCCCATGGTTGGGTACTGAGAACGTAAAACCCTAGTCATTGCTGAATATGGTACTATCACTGAACATTCTGTCTCATTAGCTATATTCAAAATTGCATGTGGTAATTGCGTTAGTGTTCCTAAGGCTTTACCTGCTCTCATATCTATATTTAATGGAGACCAATACATAATTAAGGCACCTTGATGAAATTGAGTAGGATTAATCTTCATAGTAACCTTAAAATTTAAACGATA